AGTTGACACCGCCACCGGCGAGTGGAAGTTCGTGGCTATCCAGGGCGTAAACTACAACCTTGCTACGCAGGCTTGCGACACGCGCCAGACTATCCAGAACGGCACTCGGGACATCATCGAAAACCAGAACGCGAACGCCCGCGCTGTGCTTGACGCACTGACGGCGCAGCGCATTGAGGCTAAAGATGCCAAGATTGCCGAGCAGAACCAGCAGCTTTTTGCCGCACAGCTTGCCGCAAGTCAGGCTGCGCAGAATGAAACGCTGAAAGCCTATATGAGCGGGCAGCTTGCTTACTACAACCCCCGCCCTGTTCCGGCTTTCCCCGTTCCTGCACCATATCAGTACGGGAATTGCGGCACTTGCAACGGCTGCGGATGCTAAAAACGAATACGGCAACTTGTCGGAGCATCTGACATGTTCGGCCCCGTGCCGATAGTGCAAAATGTGGCGGGGCAATCGTCCCGCCACTATCTTTTTTTGAAAGGAATGATTTTATGGCTGAATTTACAAACGCCAATACCGTGAGCGTGGCAGCAGGCCAGAATGTGCCACTGACGGAAACGGCAGTAGCGGGTAAGGGCTGCATTGTGCATCGTGAAGGTGCAGGAATTGTCACCCTGCGAGGGCTTACGAACCAGTGCAAAGCTCGTTTCAAAGTGGGATTTGGTGCAAACATTGCTATCCCTACCGGCGGCACAGTGGAAGCTATTACGGCGGCGCTTGCCATCAACGGTGAACCGCTGAACAGTGCGACTGCAACCGTGACACCGGCAGCAGTAGAAAACTATTTTAATATTTACGTCACGGCTTTTGTTGAAGTTCCGCGCGGGTGCTGCCTGACCGTTGCTGCCGAAAATACAAGCACACAAACCGTTTTGTTTGAGAACGCGAATTTTTTGGTTGAGCGCGTGAGCTGAAAGGAGTTAAACCATGAGTAAAAGGGTTCTGTATGATTTGAAGGACATGCTGTGCGCAGAGCTTGACGAAATAGGGAAAAAAGGAGAAATGTCTGCTGGCGACTTGGAAACTGTTCACAAGCTGACCGACACCATTAAAAACATCGACAAAATCACAATGCTGGAAGAAGGCGGCTACAGCCGCGATGAAGATTACAGCCGGGATGGTGATTGGAGTGCCAACATGCGCGGCAATTATGGACGCGGCAGCAGCTATGCGCGGCGCGGTTCGCATTATGTGCGCGGCCATTACAGCATGGACGATGGACGCGATTCACTGATTTCCCGCATGGAAGATATTATGCGCGGGGCTGACAGCAAAGACCGGGAAGTTATCCAGCGGTGCATTGACACGATGCGAAACGGTTAAAGTGAGGTGTAAGGGCTATGGTTGACGTGCGAGAGATTGACGGCGCTATAGCCGAAATCGAAAACAGCGAACTCACCATGACCAGAGTTAAAAATTTGGCGGCGCTGTATGTTGTGAAAAATCAGCAGCTTGCAGATGTATCCCATGCCCCACAAAAAGCAGAACGGCAAGAGACAGTTCGCTACTACGAAGCGGCAGAGCCGTCTACAAGGGCTGCTGTTGGCAGCAGTGACTTTTTACGAGCTGTGTCAAATGTAGACCTTACGGATGCGCTGAACGTGTTGGATGAGCTTATGTCTGCTTTATATGTGGCGAACCATAAAGTTTATAATGGCGTAATGCGGAAATTGGAGCGGTTGCAGAATGAGTGAATTTTTAGAGATTGTAAACAAGGCTGATACAGGGCGAGTGTGGCGTGTGCTGGATGAGTTTATGGATGCGCTGAAAGAAGCACGTCCGGAATTGTATGCAGAACTGCTGCACAATCTGCTCAAAAAATAGGCAAGTGTGTACTAAAGTGTGTACTGCATAAAGAAAACAGCGTAGATTCGTACGAATCTACGCTGTTTTTATTGGTGGAGGATGGGGGACTCGAACCCCGATTATTCCACGAAGCACGGTATTATATTCATTACTTATCGTAAAAAGTGTGTACCGTGTGTACTTCAATCCCCATACCAAATACCGACAGAGAATAAAAAGTGTGTACTTTCACTGTGTACTTTTCCCAGCTGCTATGGCAGCATCAAAGATTCCCTCGATGTTCTCGGCTATTACTTTATCCTGTCCGTTTATTGCGTGGGCGTACACGCCGTATGTATCCATGTTTTGGCTGTGGCCAATGACTTGCTTCAACTGGCCTGTGGGCAGATTTGCGGCAATGCTTACAAAAGTATGGCGCAGTTCGTACAGAGTGCAGCGCGTTATTCCGTTTGCGTCGCAGTATCTTTGCCAAGCGCGGCGAATGTTCCGTTCTTCTACCTGCGGAAAGACGCGCTGACACATTCCGGTCAACTCTTTTTGCGCGTTCAGTTCTTCCAGCGACCGCGCCGAAAGTATAACTGCACGCGGGGCGTTTTCGTTCTTTCCCCTTGATTCTTTCCCGTATATGTTCACAGATCTCTTTAAACGAGCTACGCCGCCCTCAATGTCTCCCCATTCAAGGCCCAAAAGCTCACCTGGCCGCATTCCTGTAAAAACGGCAAGTCTATAATAATGTATATACTCGTCAAATACCCTGTGCCCCCTGCTTAGGGTAGTATCGATGTTCAAAAGCGTTATAATGTCGGTCGGCTGCAAAATT